CAGATGTTACCCCCCAGTCCCGGGGTATACAAGAGAGGTGAGCAAACATGGGTGAGGCAGACATTAACGCCCGGTTCGATGCGGTGGACGTGCCGCGCGGAACCATGGCGGCCGTGGTGCTGGACGCCTGTCGACGAGCGGCACACGAGATCGGCGCGAGGTCACCACAGGATGACGACCTCGGCGTCCTCCAGGTGGTGCAGTACCTGGAGTTGGCGGCGCACACCGGCGGCCGGTTACTGAGCGGCGTCCATCCCGCGCCGGACGAGGAGAGCCCTGCGCCCACCCTCGGACGGGACGACCGGGAGGGCTCACTCAAGTCGGACCTGGACCCCGACGAGATCGAGCCCATGCCGGACCGCTGACTGTCCACATGTCTATCCGAATGTGGCTCAGTGGAGCCAAGATCCCCGTCCGGATAGACACGAAACCCCCGCGGTGGTCATCGCGGGGGTTTCGCATGGATGGAGGACCTCGGAACGTGTCGATCCTACCCTGCGGTCAGTGCGGGTCGAGGTCGTCGGGCTCCAAGGCCACCTGAGTGGGGATCGAGGCGAGGGCCGGTGGCCACGTCTGCCGGTTGGCCTTGTGCAGCGTCTTGAGTACGTCGCGCATGGTCGCCGGCTCGAGGTGAACGTAAGTTCCAGTCAGCTCTGAACGGAACTTGCCGAGCCGCTCGAACCACCCGGCCAATCGCTCCTCGTCCTCGACGGACAGCGCCTCGCCCGATCGAGTCACCGACGCCATGAATGATAGGAGGCCGTGCGCCTCGAGAAGCAACGTGTTCCCGGGGTCGTCAGCGCGCTCGTTGTGCGTGCTGAGCTGCACATACGGGAGGTCGTCCTCGTGCATCTCGTCCGGCTTGCGCCAGTTGACCCGCACGTACAGCCCCGGCGTGTGCGGGTCGTCGATCCTCTGCCTGGTCATTCGGGGATCGCCTCGTAGCGCTCGGCGAACACGCCGGGATCACACGGGTAGAACCGACCGAGGATCCGCTCGGGCATGACCCAGTGTCCGAGCGGACATGGCACCTGCACGCCATCGATCGTGGTCAGCAGGAGGGCAGTCGAGTTCTTCTCCGTCGGGCCGTAGATACCGGCCGTGCCGAACCGGTCCCACAGCTCACCGAGGTTGCGGCCGGTCCGGCGGACAGCCTCGATCGTGGTCTCGACTTGCTTCTTTCGGTACTTCTGTGGCATCGCGCCGCCTCCAGGTGGAGTAGTGGAACACCCCGGGAGCGTACTTGAAAACGGCCCGCCACCGTGGAGGGCTCGGCTACGTGGCGCCGGCCCTCCGCTTGCCCCTCAGGCCCTGTCGGCCGCGTACTCGCGGTTGGCGAGCTGGCGAGCCTTCTGGTAGTCGCCGGTGCGGTGGATCGTCACGGTCTGGTTCGCGGGGGAGACCCGAGCGACCTCGTAGCAGTCGGTGCCATTGCGGTAGGTGCTGGTGATGAGCGCGATGGCCCAGCCGTTGCGGGTGTTGGCAACCTTGGCGCCCTGCGTGCTGTTCGTCATGAGTAGAATGTACCACCCCAATACAGGGGGGCACAAGTCCCAATTGAGGAGTGTTTCAGAGCACGTGGAAACGTGCCCGGTCGGGAGGAGTCCGGCCGGGGGCGTGATGCGTCGCCAAGCACCAAAGAGGCACCTGGTGTATCAGTCGATAACCAGGTCGGTCGCACCGTGGACCACGGGCACCATCTCGCCCTTGTCCTCGACCCACGTGAGCCGGTCGGCGATCTTAAGTGCGTGCAGTGGGGTGAGGTAGAAGGGGTGACCGTAGGTGGTCCACACCATGATCAGCGTCCCGCTGGTGACCGGGCCACGCTGGAGGTCGGCGTGGATGCCGGCACGGTCGTAACCGTTGCCCTCGGGGAGCGCGGTGCGCAGCAGCTCGTCCTCGTGCATGAAGCCACAGGCGGAGACGATGTCGTAAGCGCGCTCGGCGCCCGTGCGGTTATCGATCGCAAGGCCCGTGGTGGTGTGTTCCATAGGCAGAATGTACCACCATAATATGGGGGGGCACAAGCCTCAGCCGCCAGGGAGAATCCCACCATCCTCAAGCGGGGCGCAGGCGGCATCACCGGCGGCTCGGCGCTCCGTGCGGGACTCGCCCGTCGCCGGGTTGTGGTAGGTCGTCACCGCCTCGCAGGCACCCGCCGAGTTGCGCTCGAAATACGACTCCAGCACGCCGATCCCCTGCGGCCCCTGCGCACCACGGCACTCGCCGTTCGCGCCGCAGAACGCCACCACCGCAGCTGCCACCTGATCGTCGGTCGGCCCCGGCCCGCGCTCGCCGTCCGCGCCGCGCTCGCCGCGGAATAGATCCGCGCCGGCCGTGAGCACCGTCCGCGCGCCGGCCGCCACCTCCTCGAAAGTCGGGCCTCGACCGGACGCCGGAGGGTTGGCGGTCAGATACTCGGCGACCGTCTGAATCAGCAGCGCGGTGTCCGGCCGGCAGTCATTGCGCCCCGCGCAGTACTCGCCCACTGCCGTGCGGACGAACCGCATCAGCTCCTCAGGGTCCGGGGGTGCGGAGATCACCGTGGTGGCCGGCGAGGCGCCCGCGGACTCCACCACCTCCTGCACCTCCTGCGCCTTATCGCACTGCCCAGCAACCTCCAGTGCCGCGCCGACCTCGCCGCCGGCCCGGCACAGCTGATCGATGGTGACCGCCTGCTCGACGGCGACCGCGCCCACCGCGTTCTTGCTGTCCGTCTCGTCGAGCAGGGCGTTGGTAATCAGCACGGCCCCGACCGCAATCGCCAGCATCAACACAGCGATCACGGGAAGCGCCATCCATGCCGACGGGCGCCAGCTTCTCCGCTTCACGCCGTCCCCTTCCGTAGCTCCTGCGCCGCCTCAGCCAGCTGCACCAGGTTGCTCGCCGGGTCCTGCTCGGCCTGGCCCAGCAGGTACTCGACGGTCAGCTCACGCGGCGTCGCAGGCCAGGCCGGGTCAGTGTCCCACCCGCGCAGCGCCGCCAGGGTCGACACCCGATAGTGCCATCGCAGCGCGGACAGGTTGGTCTCCTTGAGCTGACGAGCCTCCCGGGCCTCCTTGCTCTGGCGCCTCACGTACCACGTCACCACCACCAGCACCACGGCCACCACGCCAGATAGCGCGGACACCACCGTGCCGAGCGCACCGATGCCACTCGCCTGCTGGGCTACCTCAGCGTTCACCGTGGCTCCCCTCGTGCGGATCGTCGGCGTAGGCGGTCGCTATCACCAGGTGCATCAGCACCAGTCCGGTCGCCACGCAGGCGAACAGGATGGGTCCGATGGGGCGCGATGCCAGCGCGCCGAACCACAAGGCAACGGCGAACACGACCCACGCGAACATGCACGCGAGGTGGCCGAGATGCCGGTATCGGCGCCGCCAGAGCGACACCAGCAGGACCGTGGCGGACAGTCCGAACGCGACAATCCACCACGGTCCCAGCGAGTTGATGAACTCGACCACCCGGGCCGTCCGGGGGTTGGGCCGATACACGAGGCTCGGGAAGCCGTGCAGTACGGCCACGACGACCTGCACGGCCAGGAGCACCCAGGACATGGCGATCCGATGTCGGCTCGCCGGTGTCACTGGTTACGCCTGCGCCTTCTTGGCGTTCCACTGGGCGACCGCGGCGCACGCCTCAGCCTTGCTGCCCGGGTTGACCTGCTGGGACCCCGGGAAGTTCAGGTCCCCGGATGTGCACATCTTCTTGGCCGCGTTGACCGCGGTGGCGATGGCCTGGGACTCGGTCATGCCCTTGCCGATCAGGTGCTTCTCGATGCGCTTGATGTAGGACGGGAGGCCACCGGCCTTGGACACCCAGTTGGCCAGCTCGCCGCGCTCTTCGAGATCGACGAGCCAGGTCACATCGTGGGAGAACTCCTGCTCGGCTGCCACGTCGGTTCGGTGCCACGCGGTCAGCTCGTTGAGTAGGCCACGGTCGGCAAGTCCAAGCGCACCCCTGGTCTCGACGAGGTTGAGCTGCCAGCCGGTCATGCCATGGACAAGGTGCTCAGCCATCAACTCGTCGATCAGCGACGCCTGCGTGAACTGGGTGGCCAGCGCGGCGTGCTTGACCTCGAGCGGGTCGGGCTCCTTGAACGCGTCCTCGTTGAGCACGATCCCCAGCTTGGTGCCGAGCTTCTCGCCCAACGCGTTGAGTACGCCACTCATCTGCTCGTTGATCTGCTCGACCACCCGCGCGGCGATGGACTGCGCCAGCACTAGAGGGTTGTCCTGCGCGGGCGCCACCGCGCCGGCCGCGACCAGCGCCATGACCTGACCTGAGGCCACCAGCTGACGGGGGACGGGGATGCCGGCGGTGTTGACGCAGCACGCGGCCACCAGCTCCAGCTGCCCGTCGATGGGCCGCCAGTCGCCAGACACCGGATGCGCGAGGGCCTTGGTCACCCGCTCGTCCGGCGTGCCGGGGATGATCACGCCGTTGACCTGGATGCCGTACGCGTCGTCGCTCGCCTGCACCCACGCCCACGCCCGATCGGGATCGTCGTAGACCTTCTTGGCCGACACGTGATCCAGCGACAGGTCGGCGTGCCCATCCCCGTAGGTGAGCCGGCCCACCGCCGCGACCCTTTCCGTGCCGTCGTCGTCGAGCACGCGCAGCGCGCCCGTGTTGAACCCCTTGACGTAGCGCGACGGGCTTGGCCGGGCCAGCACTCGCCGGCCGGTGAACGAGATGTGCGGGCGCGCGAAGTCTGCGGCGTGGCCGTACACCGCATAGGTGCCGTCGGCCTGCTGCTCAACCGTCAGAGGAGTGATACCCCGAAGCTGGCGCGGCTGGAACAACGACAGCGACGGCCTGAACGGCTCCTCGCCGGATGCGGTGACGGCCTCCTCGGGCGGGAGATCGACGATCGTCCACGCGTCGGCCGGCGAGACAGCGGCGACCAGCGCCTCGGTGGCCGGGGTGGACTCGACCCGCTCGCCGTTGACCTCCACGTAGCCGTCGGCGAACGCGGGGACCGGAACCAGGGTGGTACCGGCTATCTTCCCGCCGCGCAACTCCACCGTGGTCTTGCCGTCCTCGTCGGCGAGCTCCTCCACCGATGTGGTGTCGGCGAGGTCCGCGGAGTTACCGCGCAGGTAGCCGTCCATCGCCAGCTTTCCCGGCTCGCTCTCGGCGTTGCCCTCGCCCCACGCCTCCCATACCGCAGTGCCCTCGAGGAACGGCTTGCCCGTCTCCTTGGACGTGACGGTCGGCCCCTCGTGGCGCTCCAGCTTGGTGATGGACCCGAACACCTCGGCGCCCTTGTGGCCCTCGTCGGTCTTGATCTGGCCGGACACCGGCAGGGGTAGGCCGCGGTGCCCGAGCGAGCCCAGCGGGATGAACCGGCCGTCGCCAGTGCGCATCCCCTCGATGACCAGCACGGGCCAGTGCAGCTCGAGCTTGCCGGTGTCCTCGTCAACGGTGACTTCCGGCGCGCCCGCCTCGGGCGCCGCCGCCTGTGCGGGCTTGGCCATCATCTTCCCTTCATCGTGAGCTAGCTCGACGTTTTCGGTCAGCGGGAAGTCGTGCACCTCGGTGCCGATCGCCAGGCGCAACGTGGCCAGCACGACCGGACCCGGTGAGGTACGCAGCTTCCCTGCGTCGGTCTCGTCGTAGGCGGCCGCCACATGCGGCAAGTGCGGATCCCACTGCTTCGGCAGGTCCGCGCCCATGACGGTCCTGGCGCCATCGACGATCACCTCACGCAGGCTTTGGAGCTGACCATCGAGGTCGCGAAGTTGGTACACCAAGCACGGCTTGGTTGGCTCGCCTTGCGGATTGGGTGCCCGGTCGGCATTCCACACGCTGTGACTGAACACGCGGGCATCGATCGGACCGCGCGCCTGTGCAGCCTGCTGCGTCATCGAGCGCAAGGCTTGGACACGATCATCGGACCACTCGGTCACCCTGTCGCCGAGAAACACGAGCGTGCAGTGCAGCGCGTCGACCGGCTCGCCGCCGGGAATCCCCAGCCTGCCGGGGTCCGCGGGGATTAGCGCGATCATGCCGGAGTTCTCAACATCGTCGGTCATGTCGTCAGCTCCATCCATTCGCGCTGGACTGCCAAAATCCGGTCCCGCTCGTCACGGTTGCGCTGGGCGTGCGTGCCACGCCGTCCGGCGGCGTCGTCCAGCTGGGCCAGTACCCGGTCGGAGATCGAGCCAACGTTCTCCGGCTCGATCTCCTGGTCGATGGTGCCGAACGTCTCCAGGATCGCCCACGTCGGCACGTAGTCACAGAGGCAACCGTCGTGATCGCCGGGGGCGTAGTGCGTGCCCACCCAGGCCGTCTGCGCGTTGGTTGCCAGGCCCGCGTCGCTCCAGCTCTCGAACCGGTGGCCGTTGAGCTGGCGGTGCGGTTCGAACTGGCGCTCGCGGGGGGTGATCCCGTACTTCCAGGAGAACCCGACCCGATCGGCCTGCTCGTCGATCACCCCGGTCACGTCCGTGCCGAGCGCCAGCCCACCGGCCTGCGCGCCATCGGTGCCGGCCGCACCACCGATCTCCGACAGGGCGGCCCGGATGTCGCCGGGCGAGACGATGGTGTCGGGGATCTCACCGCGCTCCTCGTCCCCGCCGCGGCCGTACAGCCGATCCAGCGCACGGGCTTGAAGTCGGGCCTCCAGCGTTTTCCACGCCGTTGGGATGCGCGCGCTGAGCTTGCTCACCAGCGCGGCGACCTGCGGCAGGGTCAGGCCGGCGAGGTCGGCGACCGTGCGCGCCACATCCCGGACCGCCTGCGTGGTCCACGCGGTGAACTTCTTGGCCAGGTAGTCGAACGCCCGCCCGAGCAGGGTGTCTTCCCGGATGCCGAGTTCGGCGATCCGGGCCTGGCCCACCAGTGGGCACACGTCCTCGGCGGCCAGGCCCTTCACGTCGGCGGCGAGGGTCTTGTCCTTCTGTTGCAACGATGCTCGGACGCGAGAGCCGGCTTTCTCGAGGGCGAGCATCGTTGCAACATCGGCGGCCACCACCAGGCGGTCGCGCAGGGCGCGCTCGATCTCGGCCAGTCGATCACCGCTCAGGAGCGTCACTGAATCGAGTACCCTCTGCGGATTTACCGCAGCCACCACGCCGCTCGGGACCGGCTGGGTGGGCTGGGTGCCCGACGTGCCGGACGTGGGCGCCCCGCTGGTGGTCTCGCCGGACGACTCGGGTCGCGAGACCTCGATCGCTCGCGGTGTCGGCGTCGACTGGCCGTTGACGCTCACCCCATCCCCGCCGATGGCCTGGGCGATGAGGGCCTGCACCACCTCGGGCGACATGGACTGGGACGCCTTCCAGGTGATCATGCGCCGCATCTCCTCATCGGTGGGCGCATCCCCCTTGCTGGCGCCGTGTGAGGTCCGCAGGTACTCGCCCCCCACCTCGCCGCGGTCGTACAGCTCCCGGGCGTCCATGGCGCGGTTGGCGTTCTCGGTGACGTTGCCGGCGTCGTACCACACCTGGACGAGGTCGGCCTCGTCCTCGCTCAGGCCCCACCCGCCCTT